CTTCTCTGTCTTAGTCTAGTATCATCTTCGAATGTTGTAGGAACTGTAGAAAGTTTTTGGATTGCTGCTGCCATCTCTTTTGATGCTGGTGTTTTTGCTATTGCTCTTTGTACAGCAGGGGCTAAGTCTTTATCTCCAATTTTTTCTGTTGTTAAAGTTGAAAGTTCTGATGCAATGTTGTTGCTGAGGTCTGCTGCATATTTAGTAATGTTTGGATTATTTCTTAAAAATGCATCAATCTGTTTCTGTGATTTTGCTCCGCCAAGTTCTTCTGCTAACGAAGCAATCAGAGGACCTTGTATTGCTGCTGGATTATCTCTAAATTCTTTTATAACTCCTGCCCTGCTTGCTGCATTGGATGTCAGAGCAGCATTCGCTTCGTTGCTTAATAGTGCTGTAAAATCTGTATATGTTCTTACGGTGTCTGGTCTTATTCCAGGCATAAGTCCGTCAACAAATCCAGGGATGTTTCCTGACACTAACTGTCTTACCATCCCTGGGTTTCTTGCTACAGATGCAGCAGGAATAATGGCTTCACCATTAGATACCATTGCCAAAATAGAATCGCTAGTTCCTGTACCAGGACCACGAATAATACCACCAGCAGCATACTTTCTAACAGGTCCTTTACCAACAGGTCCTCTAGGTGTGACTGGAACAGCAAAGCCTCTCTGTGCGGCTACAGAACGCTCGTAGGCTGCAGTTAGCATGTCTACTGCTGCTGCTTCAGATGTAAATGTTTGCTTTAGTTTTGAGTGAACCTGGTCAAGAGATGAGGCAATTGCTGCTGCCTGAATCTGCTCGTTAGTCATGTAGTTGACTTGTTCTCCAAGGCTTAGGGATGACTTGCCAGTTTTATTAAAGATATCCTTCATCAGGGCAAAGCCCTTAATTA